CCTTTAACTATACCTTCATTAATTAATAATTGTTGAAAAGCATTTCCTGCTGGCCAAGCCCCACCGGGAGACTTCATAGCGAAAATTTTTTTATTTCCAAATTTCTTGATATCTCCCAATCTTTTGATTTCTGTGTCTTTCATTATAAGGACCATTTTTTTGAAATCAGAAGTATTAAGATCTATTGGAACTTTTTTAATATTACTTTCAGCCACATCTGTTGGATTGATATTTTTATTAAAATAACTCTTAATAGTATCGGATTTCAAATTTTGTAATTGTTCTTTTACTAAATTGCCTTGAGCAAATTTATTCATCCTTACCAAATTACCTCTTCCGTATCTATCAACAGCTCGATTGCTCATTACCACTTCGCCTGGCTCTAATAATGCTGGAACTTTGTCTCCTCTTCCGCTACCAGGAACAGTTCCTCCTTTAGAGAAACCAAAAATACGACCACCAGATGCTAATGTTGGTCCACGACCAATATTTATGGCAGCAGTTAAGTTATTAATAGCAGCAGTATTTGCTGTCAAAGCTCCGGTATTATCTGTAAGACTAACTATATTTTGTTGTATAGCTGTAGATAGTTGTGTGATAGGTTGAATTAAAGATGATACACTAGTATTAAAATTTCCAGCATTACTTTCTAAAACTTTAGCTATCTTATCTAACGATGCTGATTGTCTTTCGCTTTTGGAACCACTAATTACCTCACCAAGATTTTGTCCTATACCTCGACTAGCAGAATCACCGGCTCGTCCTCCTGTTGGTCGCACACCCTTTAAAAATCCACCAGCAAACTGAGTAGCAGCAGAGAATGCTTTAAATCCACCAAGTATAGTTAGTAAAGGAAATAATGATTTTCCCGCTCTTGCTAAACTTAATATGCTTTTTGTTATACTAATTGTAGTTGTTAAAAATCCTCTAAATACAGAATTATTAGCAAAATCTCTTACTAATGCCACAAACTCTTCTCTAGTTTTAGCTAGTTGTACAGCTAAAGATTGTTGGGCTTGTCTATTAGCTTCTGCTAGTGAATCTCCACCCTTGAGCGCTACTTGTAAAGCCGCTTCTGCTGTAGCGAATTGTTGAATAAGCGGAATAACCTTACCAATTTGGCGAAAACCACCAAGTTCTTCTATGATATTAGCAAATACTTGAGATCTAGGATCTAGTTGTCCCAATCCTTCGCTTAGTCTTCTAACTGCCTCATACGGACCAACGAACTTTCCTTCAACATCTCTAAGTTCCACACCCAATTCTCTTAGAGCAGTAATTGTGGACTCTCTCTGAATACGAGTAAAAATAGTTCTTAAACCAGTAGCAATAGTTTCGGCACTTTCACGAGTTGTAGCACGAACACTTGTGAATACAGCAATAAATTCATTTAGTGCTTGCGTTCCTTCACTAACTCCTCTACTAGCACTAGCAAACACACCACCGGTTCTACTAATTGCGGTAATTAAGTCACTAGCTTCAACAGCAAATGCTGCGGCCACAGCATTAATGCTACCTAGTGCTGATTCTAGTTCATTTGCCCTAATACCAAACTGTCTCATTAAAGCGATACTGCCTTCTACAGTATCATTAAGATTATCAAAAGACGGCGCATTAGCACTAAGTGCCAAAGCTTTGAGGGCCTGTTCTGCTTCTCTAGCACTCAAACCAGCTTGTGCTAAGGTTGATGATACTTGTATTAATTCTTTAGATGCTACGCCAGTACTGCCTGCCAACGAAGATATTTCATCTACCAAACTACCTAATTCTTGAACACTTTTTCCAGTAACTTGTGAAACTCTTACTAATTCTCTATCAAAATCTATATATTGGGATAATGCTTGATTAATAGCACTATTAAGTTTATACATAACTCCTGATACTAAACTAAAAGCAGCAAAACGTCTAATAGCTAAACCAGACTGTCTACCGAACTCGGCTAGCTCATTACCTAGCACTTTAACATCTTTGGCAGCTCTGGAACTTTGTTTACCAAGATTTGTAGCAGCATCAGCGGCCGATGCAGCATTTTTAGCTGTAGATCCTAACTGATTTTTTGCAGCAGCGTCATTTAAATCTCTCATGCCAGCTGCGGCAGTATTTCCAGATTTTGCTACATTATTTAGTCCGGAACTTAATTGAGCAGCTTGAGATTGTGCTTGTGCTATAGCCTTAGCTGATTGTGGATCAATACCAACATTAATAGTTCCCTTAATGGTTCCTAATTGTTTTCTAATATCTCCAACAATTTGCCTAATATTTGTTGGTCCAACAAGATTTAATTGTGCTGTTAGATTAAATGCTGCCATATTTGTTCCCTAAAAACAAAGGTCCAGCCGATAAAGACTGAACCTTTGACACACAAAACTATAATAATATTTATATATTGGATTAAGCTTCTGACTCAACCGGAGCAGAATCAGCGCTTTCCTTAACAACATCTGGTTCTTGTGCTTTAGTTTCTGGTAGTTCATTTTGAATTTCTGCAATAGGGTTGCCGTCATCATCTAAGAATGGTTTATGTTCAACAACATATTCTCCCTTGTCATCAACTCTATTACCGTGTCTATCAATAAATTCTCCAGCCTCATTTATATATCTACCATTTTCATCTACCAGTCTTCCTTCTTCATCAACCAGTTTTCCTTTATCATTAATAAGTCTTAGATTATCGTCAACAAATTTAAATTTTTTCAAGAATTTGTTTTCTGGTAAATTTTTCTCATAATCATTATCTAGACCATAAAGCATGTTTGCTAAATGTTGAGCGGCCAAAATTGCTACCGGCTCATTTGATCTTGATAAATAATCTTCCAAGTTTTTAAAATATGGCTGTTTAGTTTCATTATACACCAAACACACACTTACTAAGTAGTTGAATCTAGCATTATCAGCTTGTCCTTCTGCACTATGATTATCTAAAGATGTTTTATCGGCTATTAATTCTCTAATTTTTAATCTGGTATTTTTCATTTCCATAGCAAGTTCTTTAGCCTTTTTCAGTGGGATACCACCCTTAGCTAATGCTCTTTCATTATCCAAAACTATTTGCTGTAGTTCTGTGAGTCTTTTTTGTTTAGAACTGTCCCATAATCCCTGCTCCTCTAAAAGATCGTCCATTCTAGCCCTAACAATAGCCTTAGCTTTGACAGCATCGCTAAAAGATTGATTATAAACCTTTTGTCCTTCTCTTTGTTCAGACAACGATGGTGTCCTGATAATAAATTCGACATCTTTTCCGTCTATCTCAACTTTAAAGATCTTAGTTTTCGTGCTCATCATTAAATCTCCTCATATCAAACTTATAGTGATATTTATATTTGGTGTGTTTCTGATTGTATAATTTTTCCAAGTCCTTTTGCGCTAATCTTATTTGATTGTTTCCATAGTCCAAAATTTCTTGTCTAGCCTTTTGCCATAATGATAAAAAATAATCCGCATTAGCTTTATTGTCTTCCCATAAATAATCAAAATTTTCTTCGAATCTTGCTAAGGCCCCTATCATTATAGTTGTCATTCTTTTCTCAAACAAGTCTTCTATATTCTTATTTTGCATTATTATTTCCTTTTATTCATATTAGCATATTGTTGTCTAATATCTGCTCTAACGTCCGGTAAATTATCTTCTGTTACTCGTCCATGCTGTTGTATAAAATCAAATCTACTACTCATTTTACTCTTAGCAACATCATCATTCATATCCATAATATTATTAAATTCCTGAGCATCATTAGCTACTAGAAAAATTTCCTGAGCTTTATCGTACTTGTCCGCAATACTATTTACACCCTTTTTCTTTTTTTCTTGTTCTAATTTTCTATTTTGATAAATAGACCAACCATCTAAAGCATCGTCATCTTCTATAACTTTATCGTCTGGACAATCTAAATGCTGATGTATATTATCATACATCTGAGAAAATGCTACTAAGCTCTTTTGTTCTTCGCTCCACTCTACTATTGGTTCGTTAAAAATATGATGATTTTTAATATTCCATATTGATCGCCAATCATATGATCTAGCAATATATCTAAAATCTGTTGATTTTAATAATTTACTATTTATTACTGTAATCATAC